AATTCTTTATCGGTAAAATATTCGCTCTGATCATCTTTTATCTTAGCCATGCTGCCACCTCGCTAAATGCGGCGTACAATACTGCGACCGTAGCGGCAAAAGCGATAATGGAAACAATCACCTGGCCAGTGCTGATGTCGTCAATTTTGTGTATCTCGCCCCATGCAAACCCTGAGTCTGGATCATTTCGTAGTGATTTCATGTTTTTGCCCTCGATTTAATTTGTTCCGTGCCTGCCTTGCCTTGCCTCGCCGCGCCAGGCCTTGCCCGGCCGTGCCTTGCCTGCCGTGCCTATTCTAAAAAACCCGCCCCATAGTGGCGACGGGTAACACCTGGATGGAACTTAAAAAGGTAATAAGTCGTCATCTTCAAAGTCGGTTGACTGCTGCGCTGGCGGTTGCTGCTGCGAATGACTGCCTTTGCTGTCCAGCATCTGCATTTCCCTGGCGACAATCTCTGTGGTGTAACGATCGGCTCCGCTCTTGTCCTGCCATTTGCGGGTTCGCAGCGACCCCTCGACATAAACCTTGGAGCCTTTCGCCAAGTGCTGTCCTGCGATCTCTGCCAGCCGGTTGAAAAATACGACTCGAACAAACTCTGTCTTATCGACAATCTGGCCTGTTGTTTTGTCTTTGTATGAGTCATTACACGCAATAGATATATTTGCTACCGCTCCACCATTTGCCAGGCTCTTACTTTCTGGGTCGGCACAACAGTTACCAATTCCTATCCACTTATTTACACCTTTCGACATCGTTTTCTCACTCCGTTAGATAAACCAATTCTGCCTATAGTCTGTCTGCTAACTCCATAGTCTGAAGCAATTGACACGTACTTATCACCCCTATTAATTCTGACCAGAATCAACTCACGGTCATTTTCTGATAGCTTTGTTTGCGGGAGGGAAAGCCCACTGGCCACCCGACCCTTGGATAACGCGTCCTGCATGTTGTCACCCCTAGTGCCTTGAAAAAGATGACTAGGGTTTACACACTTCCTGTTGTCGCATTTGTGGCAAACATCCATTCCTTCAATTAATTCCCCGCCATGCGCGAAATATGATAACCGGTGTGCATACCAGCTTTGTCTTTTAAATGTGACCCTCGCGTATCCGTTAGGTCTACACTTTAGACCCCACTCCCAGCATCCGTCGTCTGTGATAATTATCCTTGTGGCTATTCTTGCCCTTGCCATTGCCATTACGTCCATACCTACACCTTTTGGCACAATTTGAATGAATATATGCCATAAGATGTAACATTGCAAGGCAAATAAGAATAACCTTATTTATGCCTTTGCTCATTTTTGCGCTCCAAGTTTATTTAAAATTTCGTCAAGCTCGCTTTTAAAATCTTCAACAGACTTTGCAAGCCCGGATATATATTCATCGTCACGATGCACTCTAACCACAAACATCTGCAAATCGGGGTCCATAACTCGCGGGTCGAATGAAACAAAATCACACCACTTGCGCTCCGTGATCCAGAGCTGCCCTTGTACTTGCGGCTTATACTTTGCTGGCATCGATCGCCTTATAATGTAATCCAGGTGCGTGGTTGTATTTGGACATTTGATCTCAATCAGCCCGTCATCATCAATAAGCCCGTCAGGGGAAATCCCTACGCCAGGGTATTTATCGTTAGTGACAAAGCCAGTTTGTTTCACTTCAACGTCCCGCACAAACTCATAGCAAGCCCTGGCCTGCGGCTCTGTTTCGGTCCCCCACTCCATTGCCGCATTGGTGTAGTTTTCTTTACGCTGTCCAGTTAACATCTCGGCAATCTTCTCCAGCATATATGTTTTACGTCCGGCGCCTTTACTTAAAACTAATCCAAACTTTGTTGCTGTTATAAATTTCATGCGAAGATTAAGCCAATCGTCGCTTCCTTGCTCCAAGTCGTGATAAGTGATCATTTTGCGGCCTTTTTCTCAAGCATTGCTATTGCTTTCACAGCCTGTGCTTCTGTTAATTCATCGGCATTGTTGACGCCAAACGCGGCATTAAATTTTTCTGCGTTGGTGCTTGTCGAGGCGATCAACGACACGATGCGTTTATGATCGGCATCGCCAACTAGCTTTGCTGGCTGTTTTTGCCGCTGCATGGCGAACTCGGCATCATCATCGGTAGACGGCACCCCGGCCATACTTTGCAGAGAATACCGCTTTGCGTAGCTGATAGCAGAGCCAGCAGCCTGCGGGTCCAGTTTAACAAGGGGCAGGATGAGCTCAGACTCTATCCACTCGCCGCTGGTGTGCATGATGCGCGTTACTACGCCCACGCCCTGATCGTTCATTAGCGGGCATTGCACGAAGCTCAGGCCGTTATCTGCGAAGGGCTGCTTTATCGCGACCATCACGCTTGTGAGGTCGGCGTATTTCGACTTGAAGAACGTGTTTGCTGTATCTTTTTTCGCGCCACCCATTGCTGCTTGTGCGGAGTGTAGCGCTTTGCTTATCTCGATAATGGATTCAGACGTTTTCATTGTTTTTGCCTCAGTTTCTCGTCGTATGCTATTGCTGCTACCTCAATCGCATCAGTGAGCAGCTCAATGTAGCGGGGATCGTCACCGATAATTCCTTCCAGCGCGTCCCAGATCACGCTTTCCTCGTCCAGGGCGGTGAAGTGCTCCACCATCGTCAGTGACGATATCACTTCTTCGCGATATTCGTTTTCCTGGTCCTGCAGATCAATTCGTTCCTCAAAATCCCTGTCCCGGGTTCGTTCCCACGCTTGAAAGTTCATAGCTGCCACCGTTGTTTGCTGATTTCGATTGCCTGAGCTTTCGCTTGCTCAAGCGCTTGTTGTTCGTGGTAGTCGGCGTCTCCGACTATGCCGTAAACGATCAGTAAAACGATCATTACCCAGCAGGCCCACATAGCGTCATTTTTGCTCATTTTTTCGCCCTCAGTGCTTTCAACCTTGCCTCAAGGTCGGAAATCATTTCGTCGATGCCGCGATTTTTGAATTTCGCTTGCTCGTCAAGCAGGCTTTGCGGGATATCAACCTCAAGCTCTTTGATGAAAAAGTAAAAGCCATCATCATCCATTTTGAATTTATATGCCGCAAAGAATATCTCTCCGCTTTCTCTGTTTATGCAGCCGTGCAAGTAAATTTTCATTGTGTTCTCCGCTTTGTTTTTTGATGTTGAGATCATCATAGCCATTGCCAGCGCACTTGTAAAGTCTTTTTTTTCTGCGTGTTATTGTGCTATGATACAATTATCAAACATATTCGGAGGGTTGATGATGGAATACGAGCTAGAGGACATGATTGCCGTTTTTGGCAGTAAGGCAAAGATAGCTGCTGCGTTCGGTTTGAGCAGACAGCATATAAATGCCTGGGGCAATGATATACCGGACATGTACCAGGTGCGCTTTTACCGTAAATTTAAAGCGGATCGGCTGCTAATGGCGAAGTACCGCCAAGTTATGCAAGCTAAAAAGATTGAAAACAGCATTAATGATCAATAAAACAGAACGTTATGGCTTTTATGTTCTGTTTAATAGATCAATGCAAGGTATCAATCTATTAAATAGATCAAAAGCGGCTTTATGTTCAAAATAATGAAATTTACAAACTAGATTAAGGCGTTATTGTTGTTCCTGTGGTCGCGCCCACGTTAAAAAATTGAGTTCGCCATTGTCGAATCGCGCAAAAAAGCAATGGATGCAGAAGTGCATAAACTATCTGGAATAATGGTCCACACGGCGCACTGACCACCAGCCCAAATGGGAAGCAAGATTAAAGGGGACCCAAGTACCTTGGTATATACCACAAGGGAAAGGGCCGTAGTAATAAACAAAAAAAGGTTTTGATATGCGAAGGGTATACAAAGACACAGATGTTTACAGCGCAGCAAAAGATCGTATTCGTTACGTTTTTGATAATTTTGAGCGCGTCTACGTTTCATTTTCAGGGGGGAAAGATAGCGGCGTTTTATTGAATTTGGTTATAGACCATGTTCGCAAAAATAAGATAAAGACAAAAGTTGGCGTACAAATAATGGACAATGAAGCAAATTATGACGCTTCATTAGAGTTCATGCACAAAATTATTCGCGCCAATCTTGACATTTTGGATGTTTATTGGTGCTGCTTGCCAATTACGTTGCCCTGCACAGTCAGTTCTTATGAGGTCGATTGGCAGTGCTGGGGGGAAGGCGATAAAGATAGGTGGATAAGGCCTATGCCTGAGGACCCATACATAGTAAACATAAACAACCACTCTTTTGATTTTTTTGAAGAAAACATGCACTACGATAAGTTCTGGGACGGTTTTGCAGAATGGTATAGCAAAGGGAAATCCTGCGCCAACTTGATTGGAATAAGAACGTCAGAGAGCTTGAATCGGTATAGGGCGATAATGAATGAAAATAAAGAGCTTTATGACGGGAAAATGTGGACAAAAAAGAACACACAAAACACGTATAACGTTTATCCAATATATGACTGGAGGACGGAAGATATATGGACTGCAAACGCCAGGAACGAATGGGAATACAACAAGCTTTATGACATTTTTTATATGGCTGGTGTTCCTGTGCATTCAATGCGCGTAGCTTCCCCGTTCATGAGCGAAGCTAAGTCTAGCTTAGCCCTTTATCGGGTTATTGATCCGCACGTATGGGCAAAGTTATGCGCAAGGGTTGGGGGGGCAAATTTTGTTGCGACCTATGGCAAGCAGCTAGGCTATAAAAGCTTTAAGCTGCCTGAAGGGCACACATGGAAGTCATTTGTTAAGTTTCTTCTCGACACATTGCAGAAGGAGGTAGGTGACAATTTTAGGCAGCGCTTTGCTCAATCAATAAAGTATTGGGGCCGAGTGGGGCGAGGCCTACCGCAAGACGTTATAGCTCAGTTGGTCGAGCACGGTATTCCACACAGGATAAACGGAACAACTCCGCACGGTGGGAATAACCTAAGCCGAGTGGCAATAAGGAATCCCCCAGATCATCTGGACATGTTGCGGGCTCATAATTCGATAGTTACATCGTGGAAAAGGTTTGCTATAACGATTTTAAAGAATGATCACACTTGCAAATACCTTGGACTGGCACCAACGGCAGTTCAGGCGGCGCGTCAAAAAGAAATTTCAACTAAATACAAAGGAGTTTAATCATGAAGGTCATAAAAACTGAAGGCATTTCAGCGAGCAGAAAAGTTGAATCTCCTAACGGGGGCTTCGTTAGCAACAGGATATTACTTAAAGAGGATGGCGGAGGCTTCACACTGACAAAAACAGTTGTTTCCCCTGGAGAAAAACAGCGCTGGCATTACAAAAATCATTTTGAAAGCTGTTATTGCGTTTCAGGCAGAGGAACGCTGACAGACAATGCGACAGGCGAAGAATATTCCATACTTCCAGACACCACATACGTTATTGATAATAATGATGATCACTCTTTTGAGGCGATAGAGGAGACTGTTCTTATATGCGTTTTTAATCCCCCGCTTATTGGTTCTGAGCTTCACGACGAAGATGGGTCGTACCCGGCAGAGTACGAATATAACTCACCAGTGTATAACGTGCTTCGTGTTCCGATAGGAAAAGTTACTGCAAATGACTACAATCCAAATTCTGTTGCCCCGCCAGAGATGGAGCTTTTAGAAACTTCTATATGGGAAGATGGTTATACTCAGCCGGTTGTTGTGGTGCGAGATGAAGCTAACGACAAATATGTTGTTGTAGATGGTTTTCACAGGTATTTGACTTTAAAGAATAGCGATCGCATTAACAAAAGGGAGAATGGAATGCTTCCGGTCGTTGTTTTGAGAAAGGATATTAGCGACCGAATGGCATCAACAATTCGCCACAACAGGGCAAGAGGCTCGCACAATATTGAGTTGATGAGCACTATAGTTTCAGAGCTTGTAGAGATGGGAAAAGGTGACCGATGGATATGTACACACATAGGCATGTCGCAAGATGAGCTTTTGCGACTAAAGCAAATAACTGGCCTTGCTTCGCTATTTGCCAATCGAGAATTCTCTAAAAGCTGGGAGGCCGAAAGCGATTTCGAGTTTGAAGATGAGGTTTGAGCGCGTCTATCACCCTTACTGGGATTGGGAGGAAATAGACCACAACATGTGGGGGTCTGTTGAGAACAGAAGCGTGTGGGTTAAGCGAGCAATTGCCTTTACTTCTGACCACAGGAAATACGGCAGGTTTATGCGTAGGGTCATAAAAGAGTGGCCGGTTAGTTGTGAAAACGCATTAACCGATCCATACATAAACAGGAAAGCATGGGTTGGTCACGCAGCTTGTGCGTTGGCAATGGGGTGCCCTGAGGACATAGTAAGAGCAGCGTGGGGAAAACTGACAAGTGAGCAGCAATTACTGGCAAACCGTGAGGCAGAGCGGGCAATACGGGAATGGGAGCACAATTATGGAAAAAATAGAGGCTTATGTGGAGACGTGGGAGACCAGGTGTTATTCGGATGGGATTCCTGATGAGATTCCGGAGTCGCTTTCTAAGGCGCTTCGGGCTCCATCATATAAATCCATAGCATTATGCCTCCTGAGAAACGATAGGCAGCTAAAGGGGCTTGGGTTCCATGTTGCAGATACAGAGCTGGTGCAGGCCTTAAAATCAAAGGATATCGAAAAGCTTATTTAAATTGCCTATGCAAAATGGAGAGTTATGGAATTACAGCTTAATACTGGTGAATACCACACAATAACACCCGAAGATATCGAGACTTATCAGGCGCTTTACGCTGCTATTGACGTGGATCAAGAGCTTAAAAAAATGGCCGGATGGATACTGGCAAATCCTAAAAAACGGAAAACCAAGCAGGGCATTAAGCGCTTTGTGAATTCGTGGCTTTCACGAGCACAGGACCGTGGCGGCAGTCCTGCATCTGTATGTAGCACATACGCTGCTGACAATATCAGCGCAATAGATCACTGGATCGGTGTAGATCCTGATGTATCAGCCAGGGACATAGCAGCCTACAAAATCGCCCAATACGGCGCGTTTAAGCTGGCAGGCAAGGTTTACACAGCAATACCGGACACGCTTTAAACGGGGCAAACTCTGAGGGGGAACCAATGAGCCAGTGCACAGAAATACTTGGACACTTGCAGCGCAGGCCAATAACCGCAATCGAGGCGCTACGTGATTATGGGTGTTTTAGGTTGGCTGCAAGGATTTACGACTTGCGGTCATCAGGCCATGAAATTGACAGCACTATGGTTGAGGTTCAGCCAGGCGTTGAAGTGGCGAGATATTCGCTGAGAGCAAAAACTATACAAAAACGGGAGACTACCAATGATTGACAGTGAACAATGCCGGGCTTTAGGGTGCAGTGGCAAGCGGGTAAAAAACACGAGTTACTGCAACCCTTGCCGCTACAAAAAGGAGACTGGACATGAGATTAAAATTGATCCAGACAAACTTCCCCCATTGGCGCATAACTACCTGAAAAAGTGCCAAAAGTGCAAGCGGCGCAAAAACCCAGACAATTACAAT